GCATCACTGATGATGCTAATGACATAAATTGCAAGATTCCTGACTTTCTTGTCAGGATGTGATAACAACTGATGCGCAGTTGTGTAGATTTCGAGAATGTGAGACGGAATCATTAGTGACGCCTGTATCTAGCGACTGGTCTGATGACTTCTTCAGATTCAGTCTTCTCCATATTGCGATAGAATGCAGTCCAGTCTTGATTTTCACTCAATTTCTGGACTAACTGTTCCTGTTTCTCTACGCGCTTGAACTCATCGTTAGACTCTCCGAAGAATGATTCAGCCGCATCAACTAAATATCGCAATCCATCGATAGGATCATCTCCCTCGAACTCTGCAATATCTTCGGCGGGCTTATTATTCTTCGGTTTATCGTATGAGCAAGCCTTAATAGCTTCAACTAATACGTCACAACCCTTGAAAATCTGTAACTTTGGCAGATTCTTCTCAGGTTCGACCGGATTAAATGAATTCATGTATGACTTGTACTCATCTAATCCACGATTACGCATGATCCACATTGCATATTCTTCGTTATATGCAGGTAATTCAGTTGTATCTACTACCCGTGACTGCCATCTGAGATATTCGTGGATGAGGATCTTTCCTGCGACTCTACTACCGGGGGTATTGTTGGAAAGTTCAATATCTTGCCCCAGTTCATCTTCAATCTGTTGCTGAATTGTATGTTCCTGTCCTCTGTCTTGCCCCGCGCTTTTACAAAAGCGGACAAGTCTAGGATGTTCTTTGTCGATGTAGGCTCGTACATGAGGTGCCCAATCAGAGATTTTAGTTTTGACCCAATGCTGTTCACGATAAATGTAAACCCGCTTATTAGGTGAGATAGCTGCATAACCAATCCATGTCATCGCAGCGAATCCCCAGTCTCCAATTACAATACGTGGCCACCATTCAGGAATTGTAAAGGGTTCGATGACATGTAATGCATTATCCGGTTCATCCTCGAATCGTCTGTCTCTAAACTCATCGAAGACTTGTCCTTGATACGCATCCCAATCACCAAGTAACTTAGCTTTCCTCTCAGCTTCAATCGTGATACCTTGCAGTGACTGTTTGTAGTTTGGATCTACGTGCTTATTGTCTTCAAGAGTTGAGTGAATGTAGATTCGTTTATTTCCACCACGTCCATTAATTATTACTCCGCCTTTAGGAGCTGGCTTAATAAATCGCTTATAGGTCCATGTATGTCCAATTCCACCTGGCATTCCTGCTGCGCGAATGATCGCAGGAAGCGCCGGATCAGGTGTTCTAACTCGTTGGAATCCAATGTAAAGATAAATCCATTCAGTGATACTTGTAAGCTCGTCCGGGGTAAATAGATTAATTTGCATCGAATCGTATTTGTGGACATCATCCTCATTCTCACAATGACCCAGGAAAATCATCGATCCTTCATTAGATGGACCGTACTTAGTAGATGTGCCTGTCCCGTATTGATCCGCACGTGGGAACGTCCAGCACATCTCAGTCTTATTTAATGTAGCTCCGAACCTTCTGTATAGTTCTCGACTACGTGGAATGATTTCATTCCTTAGTTCAGGGAAAGTACGACGCATAAACACCTGCTTAAACTTGGGGTGTTCATGCCAACGATGTACGATACCATACAGTAACAAGACGTCTGACTTACCTGAACCAGCACCACCTCCATAAAATCCTTCTTTGATGGATGTGGGAATGGAGAGGAAGATTTCTTGTTTCGGTTCTGGTCGCCACTCATTAGGATTCCTACTCATCTGTCTGGTAGTCTGATAGTCTGTCAGTTACTTACGGTAGTTACCTGATACCGAGAGAGTAGTATTGAAGAAGTCATTAGAACTCGCTTCACGGAATACCACTCCATTCACGAATATCTGAACAGTCATATAGGGGTAAAAGATTACCGCACTGTATGACTGAGGCGTAGCTTCGAGCGAAAGAAATGCCGAACTAACATTCGCAGGTAGAATCATCTGCTGAATGAATGGAAGTGCAGTGATTACCTGAACTGTCCCATCGACTGACGTTGCATACTTGATACGCGCGCCTGTCGCATTACCAGTGACTCTGAACTCTACTGACTGATTCTGTAACTGTCCTGACGGACCTACTGTCGAGATGACATTAGTTGTATCAGAGTTCGGATATACATTCGTAGTCTTATCGCATCCGACTCCAATTCCGGCGAGAATTACTAATGCAGTGAATAGGTATTTCATTCTCATGAGTTCCATTCCTCCGATGAATTCCTCTACTCAGAGAGACTACTTACACGTCAGAGTCGTATTAGCCGTAGGGCATCGTACGAATGATGCTGCTGTCATTGTACCAGCCGCGTACGCAGCCCACGGTCCAGCCAATGATTGAGACACTTCTACTGCTACGCCAGATGAAATGATGGTACCTTTTATTGGTAACGCATACACTACATTCTGTACGAGCGGAGTAGGAGTAGCGAGGGGAATTAATGATGTAGGCATCTTATTGTCCTATCTTCCTTCTCTACACTACAGGCGGAGCAGTGAAGACAAATGACATAGGATCTGAAAGCACTTCACCATTACGCACAGCGACTGGAACTGAATCAGGTCCAACCCATACGTCCATGTTCACACCTGTAGTCAATTCAGTAGCCGACACGTATGTCGTAGGTTCCTCGACTCCGGCAAATACAATGACTGACTGCGCGTTGAATCCTGTTCCCTTCACATGTACTGTAAAGGATGGACTACCGAGTACAGTTGTATTAGGAACGAGTGATGTAACTACAGGAGGGACGACAGAACCAGCGGTGAGGACGAGCAATATCGCAGCATACATCTTATCTTCAAAGCGAGAGTCTGATGCCCCTAAATGAAGAATGTTCCGCAGATATTGTTTCTGCTCATTACTTACATTCAATGCGCGCGACGTAAGTAATACAGGATTGAATGGTTCAGGATGTAATACTCGTGGCATTGAAACCAACTCCTCTATTCGTTGACTGTGATGTGATCGAATGATCGCTCATCTCTGAATTGAGGAGCGAAGATTACAAACTGTGGAGTGTTATCGGCAGGCTTATCTGACTGATCAGCAGGCGGCTCAAGATTCTTAATGATTACACTCATGTCTTTCGCTATGGCCGACAGATCCTTAGCGTCCGTGTAATCTAATTTATCTTGAGTGATGGCTCCAAGTGCTGCATCTAATACTTTCGACGCTTTCTTGGATGCACGCGCGCGACTCTTATTGATGTGTTGGATGATACTCGACTTCGGTTTATCATACGTCGCTGTACTAGTAGTTCCCTTAGCGTATGCTGATACAGACGACTCACTGATTCCGAACATCCCCGCTAATCCGACCGCAGCTTTACGACCATTAAGAACTGACTCTTCTCCAATGATCTGTCTGAGCGCATCAGGAATGTTTACATCTCCCTCTTTCCGTCCCGGTCGTTCGATAGGAATGATCTCTGGAACTACATGATCAGATTGAACTGAAGGAGTTGAATCGAAACTCCCCAATTCCCTCATGAAATCATCGTCTGATACGATTCCTATTGGCATAATTATCTCGATGATTATCCTGACGATTATCTCAGATATCGTAGGGAATGAGTGCAACGACTGGTCTAAATTATACGGGAGAAATTCTCAAAAGTCAAGGACTCTAACTCCCATTGAATCAATGACTTAGACTGACCCGACCCCGATGGACTGACTCACGATCTCTGAGAGATTTTTCTTAACTGGGGGAATGAAATGACCAGAATGAATACCGACTTCGGTGAATTTTTTATTTTTTCTCCGAGGATTTCTCTGATATTAAAAAGTGATCTGCGACATTTGATTGAGACACCACCCCCTCGCCCGATTGTCAAGTAAAAAGTGTGCAAGGGTGTACCCCATGATGTAGTGTGCCCGAGGCGCGACACCACTACATCTTGTAGTTGACAAACGCCGCGACCTGTGATCCTACGAAAATGTAGGACGAAAATGTAGCTTGACACTGACCCCGATCTATGAGTGTCCGGTTGACTCTCAGAGTATCCGACCACCAGGGCGAAGTGATATCAGACCGAATTCGCTTGCATCGGGTTTGACGTTCTGACATACTCTTCTAGTCGGTTGATGACGAACCGACACGGGCGAGCCGCAATCCGCGGCCATCCGAAACGAGTCAAGAGGTAGAATCGTGAATACCAAAAAGGTCGAATTCAAGGGCATCATCGAGAACGCCTACGGCAAGCCACTCGCCAGCTACAAGAACTCGGACGGGGTGACGCTTCCCGCTTCGGTCCCGTATGAAGCAGCTTACGATAAGCTGCTCGACGCTGAGAGCGTTCGCGCTGCTGGCGAGTGGCCGAACGAAGCTGCTTGCGTCAAGCTGGCGAACACCAAGCGCAAGCAGAAGGCACGCGCCGCATCGTGCGCTGCACAGCTCGATGCTCTCGGAGTGGTGAAGCCGACGAACGAGAATGATCCTCAGCTCCGCCTGAAGAACATGGCTGCAATCTTCGAGGCGAACGGTGAATCTGAGGATTCCGCCCGCAAGCTGGCCGCCGCTGCTCTCGGTCTGAAGTGGGCCGACGACGACGACGACGACAACGATGAGTAGTCGTTGACTCTCGGAGCGGGGACAGCAAACCCG